ATGCAATTCCGTGAACGGCGCCGCGTCATCCAGGTCATCCGCACCACCTACGACCCGGAGGTGAAGCGCGGGCGCTCCGAAGTGCTGGGCAAGATCGACAAGGCGGCGCCCGCCGTCACCGACAAGCTGAACAAGGCCTGCACGCCGGAGGAACTGGCGGAAATCGCCAGCTACCTTGCCAACCGGCAGAACCTGCTGCGCAACGAGGCCGTGCGCGCCGGGGCCGAGACGCTGCCCGCCCAGATGCGCGCCGCCGCCGAGTATTTCCGGACCCACCGCGACGAGGAGGCCAAGGACTTCGCGGTGGACATCCGCGCCGCCTGGGACGAGCTGAAGTCCGCCCTGCGCAAGGCCGGCTTCGCCAAGGGCAAGGCGCTGAAGAAGGCGGCCCAGAAGAGCGCGGAGAAGGCCGCGGTGGCGGAAACGCCGGCCGTGGAGTCCGTTCCGGTGGAGGAACCGGCCGCGAAGGCGGTGGTCGAGAAGACGGTAACCGGGAAGGCCACTGCCGCGAAGAAGGCCGCTCCGGCCAAGAAGCCGGCCACCACGAAGAAGGCGCCCACGGCGCGCAAGGCGGCGGTGCCGAAGCGGACGGAGACGGCGGCCGTCGCCTTGATGGCGTCCAATCCGGAGGTCGCTCCGGAACCGGTGGTGACCGTCCCGCCGGTGGTGGCGGACGTCAAGTCGGACGCCGCTCAGTAAGCGCTGTCGAAAGCGGCGGCCGCCAGGGCGCAGGCCGCGTGGCGGTGGTGCGCCAGGGTGCGGGAGAGACGCGACAGCCACGCGTCGGCCGCCGCACCGGCGGCGGGCAAGGCGGCGCGGCGGCGGGCGGCGCCCTGCCGCGCCTCGGCGGCCAAGCGGTCGTGCAGCGAACGCGCCGCGGAGAGGGCGAGGGCGGTGTGGCGCTCGCCGCCGCCCAGCAGGGCGATCTTCAGGGCGTGTCGGGGCGGGGGGCCGTCATGGCTCCGCTCCAGCGCAGCGAGGCCCGGCCCGTCGGGGCTGTCGGAGTGGGCGCTTGCGGACGGCGGCGGGGCGTCGCGGAACATGGTCGCGTATGCTGCGCGCGCCGCGACGCCCTGTCAAGCCAAATAAAGGAAAAATAACCTAGGATCAGCTGCCCTTGATGGACTGTCCCTGTCTGGCGGCCCTTACTGGCTGGCCCAGATGATCCGCGCCATCCAGGCGACGTCCGCGCGCGGGATGTTGCGGTCCGGGTGGGCGCGGTTGATGGACATCAGCTCCACCTTCGTTGCCGTTTCCCGCATCAGCTGCTTGGCCATCACCTCGCCGCCCTTGGTGCGCACCACCACGCGGTCGTTGCGGCGGATCTGCGCCGCCGGGGACACGATGATGGTGTCGCCGTCGCGGTAGACCGGGTCCATGCTGTCGCCGGCGATCTCCAGCGCGTAGGCGTGCGGGTCGCCGATGCTGGGGAAGAGAAGCTCGTCCCAGCCCACGCCCGAGGGAAAGCCCGCGTCGTCGAAGAAGCCGGCGTTGCCCGCCTGGGCGTAGCCGATCACCGGCACCCGCTGCAGCGAACCGGAACCGGCGGCCTCGCCGACCAGGCTCACGAACTCCGTCAGGGACGCGCCGGTCGCCTCCAGCACCTTGGAGACACTTTCCGTCGAGGGCCAGCGGAGCTTCCCGTCGCCGGTGGTCCGCTTGCTCTTGTTGAAGGTCGTCGGATCGAGCCCGGCGCGCCGCGCGAGCCCGGAGGCCGACAGCCCGTTCTGGGCTGCAAGGCGGTCGATGGCCCGCCAGATGTCCGCGTGTTTCAGCATGGGACGATAATCTCATAATCCCCGCGCGACGTCCCTAGGAACCTTTTCATATTTTCCTTGACGAAGGAATAAAGTCAGTACATAACGTGAACAGACGTTCGCGCCTGCCGCGCAACAGCGCGCCCAGCCGGTCCGAATCGCGAGTGAATCGGAACCCGCGAACGCAAAGCGTGCATTTCAACCGGAAGGCTTCGACGCATGGATCTTCACCGCAGCACCCTCCGCAGCCCGCCCGCGATGGTCTCTCCATCGGCCGCGTTCGACGTCGGCGGCGTTCCGTTCGGCAGCGCCGAGGAGGCGTGGTTCTGGTCGGTCCAGGCGCAGGAGGCCAAGGCGGCCGGTGCCCGCATCACCGCCGGAAAGGGGCTGGTGCAGCGCCCGTGCGAGCCGTCCGACGTGCTGCGCGCGGTGGACCGGCTGTACCGCCGGCGCCTGCTGCTGCGCGACCACCTGCATGTGCTGGTCCATTACGGCCGCCGGCTGATGGCCCCCGATCCGGAGCGCCGCCGCGAGCAGCGCGCCCATGCCCTGTGGCGGGAGGCCTTCGCCCAGCTCGCCCCGGTGCTGCGCGAGAAGGGCATCGTGCAATGAGTTTCGAATCTTCGGACCTTGGGAACACGACCCGCCGTGCCTGGGTGGTGTTCCGCGGCGATGCGGAGCTGTGGTGGCTGCGCCTGCTGCGGCCGGGATTCCGCCACTGCTTCGCGATCCTGAACGACGGCCGGCACTGGGTGCTGATCGACCCCCTGGCGCCCTTCACCGACGTGGAGGTGCTGGACCTGCCCGCCGCCTACGACCTGCCGGGCTGGTTCCGCGAAAAGGGCATGGCGGTCGCCCCGGCGCCGCTGCGCCGCGGCCTGACCCGCCCGGCGCCGTGGGGGCCCTTCACCTGCGTCGAGGCCGTCAAGCGCCTGCTCGGCCTGCACGCGCCCGGCGTGCTGACGCCCTGGCAGCTGTACCGCCGGCTGACCGGCGCCGCCGCGGCCTGACCACCCGCTTTCCCCGCACACCCGCTTCCCAGCAGGAGAAAACCGCCCATGGCGAACCTGTTCAAGGCCCCGCGGCCGTCCGCGACCGCGGTCGTCGCCACCCCGGCACCGGCGCCGGTCCCCGCTCCCGCACCGGTCGCCGAAATGCCGGCCCCCACGCCGGCTCCCCCGCCGGCCCCTGCGCCGGTGGTCGAGACGCCGGCTCCGGCCCCCACGTCGCCCTGGTGGGCGTCGACGCCGCCGGCCGCGGAGGCGCAGCCGGCACCGGCCGCAGCCCCCGCGCCCGCACCGGCCGCCACCCCGGCGGCCGACGCGCAGACCCCGACGGCGCCGGACGCGCCCGCCGCGACACCGGCGGAGAAGGACCCGGCGAAGGCCGCGGAGGAGCTGCTGCAACGGCGCGCGCGCAGCCTGATCGGCACGGTGCAGACCTCCTGGCGCGGCGTGCTCGACACCAACGCGCTGCAGCCGCTGCGCAAGCGCCTGCTGGGGGAATGAGCGCATGAGCGACACCACGATCCGGTCGAAAGGGACACCCGGCGCAACGCCCGCGGCAAAGACGGAGACGGAGGCGCAGGCCCTGCTGGACCGCTACCGCGCGGCGCGGGAGCGCCGGTCGGTGTGGGAAGGCCACTGGCAGGACTGCTACGACCACGCGCTGCCCAACGGGCAGCCCTTCCGCGGCACCGGCACGCCGGGCGAGCGGCGCGTCGACCGGCTGTTCGACGGCACCGCGCCGGACGCGGTGGAGCAGCTGGCCTCCAGCCTGCTGGCGGAGCTGACCCCGCCCTGGTCGCGCTGGTTCGGGCTGGTGCCCGGCCCGACCCTGTCGGACGCGGAGCGCGACCGCGTCGCCCCGATGCTGGACCGCGCCGCGGGCATCGTCCAGGCGCACCTGGACCGCTCCAACTTCGCGGTGGAGATCCATCAGGCCTTCCTCGACCTCGTCACCGTCGGCACCGCCTCCCTGCTGATGGAGGAGGCGGCGCCCGGCGCGCCCTCCAGTCTGCGCTTCACCGCGGTGCCGCTGGCCGAGGTGGTGCTGGAGGAGGGGGCGGACGGTCGGCTGGACGGCACCTACCGCCGCAGCGAGCCGACGCTGGCCCAGCTGGAGCGCCGCTTTCCCGGCGCCGACCTGCCGGACGAGGTGCGCCGGCGCGGCACCGACGAGCCCGACAGCCGCTTCCCCCTGGTGGAGGCGGTGCTGCCCGACGGGCTCGCCTACCGCTGGAGCGTGGTGCTGGACAGCGGGCTGGCTGAGCCCCGCCGGCTGGCCGAGGGGCGGTTCGCCCAGTCGCCCTTCATCAACTTCCGCTGGCTGAAGGCGCCCGGCGAGACCTATGGCCGGTCGCCGGTCATGAAGGCGCTGCCGGACATCAAGACGGCGAACAAGGTGGTGGAGCTGGTCCTGAAGAACGCCTCGGTCGCCGTCACCGGCATCTGGCAGGCGGACGACGACGGGGTGCTGAACCCGGCGACGATCCGGCTGGTGCCGGGGACCATCATCCCCAAGGCGGTGGGCTCCGCCGGGCTGACCCCGCTCGCCAACCCCGGCCGGTTCGACGTGTCGCAGCTGGTGCTGGACGACCTGCGCGCCCGCATCCGCCACGCCCTGCTGACCGACCGGCTGGCGCCGCTCGACCAGCCGCGCATGACCGCGACGGAGGTGCTGGAGCGCTCCTCCGAGATGGCGCGGCTGCTCGGCGCGACCTTCGGGCGGTTGCAGGCGGAACTGCTGAACCCGCTGCTGCTGCGCGCGGTCGCCATCCTGCGCCGGCGCGGCGAGATCCCGGACCTTGCGGTGGATGGGCGCATCGTCGCCCTGCAACAGCGCTCCCCGCTCGCCCAGGCGCAGGCGCAGCGCGACGTTCAGGCGACGCTGCACTGGCTGGAGACGGCGCAGCAGCTCGGCCCCGAGGCGATGGCCACGGTGGACGCGGCGGCCACCGCGCGCTGGCTGGGCGAGGCGTTCGGCGTGCCGGCCCCGCTGATCCGCGCCGAGGTGCCGCCGGCCGCCGCGCCGGGGGGCGCCCATGGTTGAGCGCGATGGATGGGGCGCGCTCGATGCCGTTCCCGCGGCGGCTTCGCCCGACGACCCGGCGCCCGCCTTCGCCCGCTGCTTCGCCGGGCCGGACGGGGAGCGCGTGCTCAACACCCTGCGGGCGATGACGCTGGGCCGCGCGCTGGGTCCCGACGCGCCCGACGCGGCGCTGCGCCACCTCGAAGGCCAGCGGCAGCTGGTCGCCGTCATCCTCGCCCTCGTCGCCCGTGGGTCCGCGCGCGGAACCGTGCACGGGCAGGGCGCCTGATCTCCCATTTATCCACCAACTGGAGTCTCCCATGGCCGAAAACCTGCTGACCTCCTCCGTTCCGGACTCCGCGTCCGCTCCGCCGGTCCCGGAGAAGTTCCGCGACCCGCAGACCGGGGCCGTGCGCGTGGACGCGCTGCTGAAGTCCTACCTGGAGCTGGAGCGCCGCCTGTCGGCTCCCCCCGCGGCTGCCGTTCCCGCCGCTCCCGCGGCCGAGCCCGACCGGCCGAGCCTGCTGAAGATGCTGGGCGTGCCGGACGGGCCGGAGGGCTATTGCATCGCCTGCGACCACGGGCTGTTCCACCCCGACGCGGCGATCAACGGCCGCCTGCACGAGGCCGGCTTCACGCCGGAGCAGGCGCAGCTCGTCTACGACCTCGCCGCCGAGCGGCTGGTCCCGCTGATCCAGGAGGTGGCCGCGGAGTTCCAGGCGGAACGCGAGGTCGAGCGGCTGACCGCCCAGTTCGGCGGCGAGGAGCGCTGGCGGGACGTGTCGCGCCAGCTGCTCGCCTGGGCCGGCAAGAACCTGCCGCGGGCGGCGGTGGAGGGGCTGTCCACGACCTATGAAGGGGTCATGGCGATGTACCGCATGATGTCGGGGACCGAGCCGTCGGCCCTGTCGATGCCCTCTGCACCGGCGCCCGGCGGCGGCGAGGCGGAGCTTCAGGCGCTGATGCGCGACCCCCGCTATTGGCGGGAGCGCGACCCGGCGGTCGTCGCGCGCGTGACGGAAGGCTTCCAGCGCCTGTACCCCAACGCGGGCTGACGTCCGTGCGCCTGCCCCCGGAGTGGCCGCCGCTCCGGGGGCGCTGTGGCGAATGTGTCAAAATGCCGCGGAATTGAGCAAATTAATGGCGCGGTCCTTCGCGGCCGCCACTTGGTTGTTGCGCGTATGACATAAAAAAGCGAGGCTCCGTTACGCAAAGACAACCGGCCGGACGCAACCGGCCGTACGCGTGGACGGGCTGCCGGACTTCCCATGACGTTGCGCCGCAAGATCCGCTGGCTGACCTGGATCGGGCTGATCGGCTGCCTGATGGCGGCCATCCCGGCCCTGTACATGCTGCGCAGCGGCCTGATCTCCGAACGCGGGCGCCTCACCACCGCGCTGGTCGACTCGGCCCACGCGATGCTCGCCGAGATGAACGCCGCCGTGGAGGCGGGCTCGCTCCGGCGGGAGGAGGCCCAGGCCCAGGCGCGGCTGGCCCTGCGCGCGCTCGGGCGCGACCCGTTCCACGTCAGCGTCTTCACCGACGGGAACGTGCCGGCGCACTGGTCCCCGGACGGCCGGAGCGAGCCCGCCATCCTCAGCAGCGTGGTGTTCACCCCCTGGGGCTGGGCCGTCGCGGCCATGTCCGAGACGGAGGACATCGACCGCGAGTTCGCGGTGGAGGCGCTGGCCTTCACGCTGTTCCTGGCGGTTCTGCTGGTGCTGAGCTGGCCGCTGTCCGTCTTCCTGTCGGAGCAGGTGCTGGGCCCGGTGGAGGCCCTGTCGGCGCGCATGGAGCAGCTGACCCAGGGCAACACCGCCATCGACATCCCCGGCCGCGAGCGCGCCGACGAGTTCGGCGCCATGGCCCGCGCCATGGAGTTCTTCCGACGGGCTGCCGGCGCGCTGATCGAGCGCGACGAGCGCCTGTTCGGCATCATGAACAACGTCGGCGAAGCCATCGTGCTGGTCGGCGAGGACGGTCTGGTGGAGGAGCACAACCCGGCCGCCGTGGCGCTGTTCGGCGTGCCGGGGGCGCAGCTGCTGGGCCGCCGCTTCACCGACCTGTTCACCGAGGAGGACCGCGAGCGTGTTGCTTCGCTGCTGGGCGGGCAAGGCGGTGGTGGCGGCGGGGGCTGTGGCCGGACCGAGCGGGCCGAGGAGCTGGGCATCGAGCGCGCGGACCTGGAATCAGGCGGCCAGAGTCAGGGTGGACGGGCCGAGGTCTCGCTGACCGTCTCCTGCCTGGACGTGCACGGGCGACGCAGCTACGTCTGCGCGCTGGCCGACATGACGCAGCGCCTGCGCCACGAGCGGGAGCTGCTGCGGCTGGCGACGCGCGACCGGCTGACCGGGCTGCCGAACCGGGCGCTGGTCGAGTCGCTGCTGGAATCGGCGATCGAGCGGGCGCGCCGCCACGCGCGCTGCTTCGCCGTGCTGTGCCTGGACCTGTCGCGCTTCAAGCTGATCACCGACACCATGGGACACCACGCCGGCGACCTGCTGCTGCAGGAAGTCGCGGCCCGCATTTCCGTGATGGTTCGGGCCAGCGACACGGTCGGCCGCATCGGCACCGACGATTTCGCGGTGATTCTGGAGGAGGTTCGCGACGGCGAGGAGGCGGCGATGATCGCCGGGCGCATCCTGGCCGCCTTCGACGACCCCGTCCTGCTGATGGGGACGGAGCATTACGTCACCCCCTCCATCGGCATCGCGCTCTACCCCGACCACGCCGACAGCGCGCAGGAGCTGATCCGCGCCGCCGACACCGCGCTGTACGCCGCCAAGCGGCTGGGCGGGCGGCGCCACGCCTTCTTCCGCAAGGAGCTGGCCGACCAGGCGCACCGCCATTTGGCGCTCGACCGCGACCTGCGCACGGCGCTGGCCGGCGGGCAGTTCCAGCTGCACTACCAGCCCAAGGTCTCGCTGATCGACTTCTCGCTGGAGGGGTTCGAGGCGCTGCTGCGCTGGGAGAAGCCGGGCCACGGCATGATCTCCCCCGGCGAGTTCATCCCGGTGGCCGAGGACACCGGCTTCATCGTGCCGCTGGGCGACTGGGTGCTGGACGAGGCCTGCCGGCAGCTGCGCGCCTGGCTGGACGACGGGCTGGACCCGGTGCCGGTGGCCGTCAACATCTCCCCCCGCCACCTGCGGCACCATTCGGCGGAGGATTTCCGCCGCATCATCGACCGCCACGGCCTGTCGCCCGACCTCGTGGAGCTGGAGATCACCGAGGGTGCCGTGATGCAGGACATGGACCACGCGCTTGAGGTGCTGGCGGCGCTGAAGGCCATGGGAATCCGCGTGGCCGTGGACGACTTCGGCACCGGCCATTCCTCGCTCAGCTACCTGAAGCGGCTGCCGGTGACGACGCTGAAGATCGACCGGTCCTTCGTCAACGGCGTGCCGTCCGTGCGGGAGGACAACGGCATCGTCTCCACCATCATCGCCATGGCCGACATGCTGGGCCTGGACGTGGTGGCCGAAGGGGTGGAGAAGCCGGAGCAGGCCAATTTCCTGCGCCACCACAACTGCACGCTCGTCCAGGGCTGGCTGACCGGCCGCCCGGTCCCCGCCGTCCAGGCCGCCGACCTGCTGGTGAAGCGGATCAAGCAGCGGGCGTGATTTGACGGGTGGGGCCGTAGGTTGGGTGGAGCGCCAGCGGAACCCAACACACCCCGCGTCGCGACGATGTTGGGTTTCGCTTCGCTGCACCCAACCTACGTTGTTTGTTTTCTACAGGAAAAAAATCTTGACATGGGCGGCGCAAAGTCCTAGAAACGGACTTGCCAACGCCCGAAGTGTCTCCCCTCTCACGACGGGCGGCGGCATCTCCCGAACTCCCCTCACGCCTGTCCTGGAAAGGGCTGGCCGGACAACCGAAAGGCCCGGCCAGCCCTTTTCTTTTTCGCGCTTCGCCCGCGGCCGGGCATGCCCCCGGGCATGGCCGACAACCGGGTGGCGGACTGCTTCCCGCCGGACGGGATCCCGCTGAACGCGAAAGGATCAAAGTCACATGTCCACCTCGATCGCCCAGGCTTTCGTCAAGCAGTTCGAACGCGAAGTGCACGAAGCCTACCAGCGCATGGGCTCCAAGCTGCGCAACACGGTGCGCACCAAGAACAACGTCCAGGGCGCCTCCACCGTCTTCCAGAAGGTCGGCAAGGGCACGGCCTCGACCAAGGCGCGCCACGGCGCGGTGCCGGTCATGAACCTGGACCACACGCCGGTGGAATGCACGCTCTACGACTTCTACGCCGGCGACTGGGTCGACCGGCTGGACGAGCTGAAGACCAACATCGACGAGCGCCAGATCATCGCCAACGCCGGCGCCTATGCGCTCGGCCGCAAGACCGACGAGCTGATCATCGCCGAGCTGGACAAGTCCACCAACTACGCCGGCTCCGCCAGCGACGGCCTGACCAAGGGCAAGGTGCTGGAGGCCTTCGAGCTGCTGGGCGAGGCCGACGTGCCGGACGATGGCCAGCGCTACGCCGTCGTCGGCTGGAAGCAGTGGAGCCAGCTCCTCGGCATCGAGGAGTTCGCCAACACCCAGTATGTGGGGCCCGACGAGCTGCCCTGGCGCGGCACCCAGGCCAAGCGCTGGCTGGGCACGCTGTGGATGCCGCATTCCGGCCTGAAGGCCGCGGGCGGCGTGCGGCTGTGCCACTGGTTCCACAAGACGGCGGTCGGCCACGCCTCCGGCGCCGACGTGAAGACCGACATCAGCTGGCACGGCGACCGCGCCGCGCATTTCGTCAACAACATGATGAGCCAGGGTGCCGCGCTGATCGACGCGGCCGGCGTGGTCACGCTGCGCTGCCTGGAGAGCTGACGGCGCCGCGCGCTTTGCGCTTTCGCGCACCAATCCCCTGACTTCCCTGGAGTTCTTCCCATGGCCTACTCCTCGAAGGACCTGAGCGTGCTCGCCTACGCGAACGGGTTCACGCTCTGGCACTACACCACCGTCGATCTCGCCACCGAGGTCGACACCCGCGGCTATTTCAACGGCGCCGCCGACCTGCTGCGGGTCGGCGACATGATCCTCGCCAACACCGACACCGACGGCGCGCCGGTCACCGGCGTGTTCGTGGTCGGCTCCAACGCGGCCGGCGTGGTGGACGCCACCAACATCACGCCCTTCGGCGCCAGCAACGCCGACTGATCGCGCGGGGGGCGGTTCCGTCCCCGGCGGGCCGTCCCCTGTCCATCCCTTCATTCCTTCGAAGGATCGAACCCATGGCACTGACCGCGGTCGGGCTGTGCAGCCGCGCCCTGATCAAGATCGGGGCGACGGCGATCACCGCCTTCGACGAGGGCACCGCCGAGGCGGAGGTGGCCGCCGCCCTCTACGAGCCGGCGCGCGACGCGCTGCTGTCGGCCAACCCCTGGAGTTTCGCCACGCGGCAGGCCACGCTGCCGCGCCTCGCCGATATTCCGGTCGCGGATTTCTCCGCCGCCTTCCAGCTGCCGGCCGATTTCCTGCGCGCGCTGGGCGCTGGGCCGAGTGGGCGGGGGCGGGGCCTCGACTATCGCATCGCCGGGCGGGCGCTGCACGCGGACTCCGACACGGTGACCCTCACCTACATCGGCCGCCCGGCGGAGGAGGACTTCCCGCCCTTCTTCGACCAGGCGCTGATCGCGCGGCTGGCCGCGGAGTTCTGCATTCCCCTGACCGAGAATTCCAGCCGCGCCGACCTGCTGCAACGGCTGGCGGAGGCGGAGTTCCGCCGCGCCCGCCAGATCGACGGGCAGCAGGACAGCCAGCCGGGCTTCCAGGACTTCACCCTGATCGACGCGAGGGGCTGATGCCGCGGGTCACCCAGATCAAGACCAACTTCACGGCGGGCGAGGTGTCGCGCCGGCTGCTCGGGCGCGGCGACCTGCGCGCCTACGACAACGGGGCGCTGTCCTTGCGCAACCTGTTCATCCACCCCACGGGCGGGATCACCCGCCGCTCCGGCCTCGCCTTCGTGGACGGGGTGCGGGGCGACGGGCGGCTCGTCGCCTTCGAGTTCAACACGGAGCAGACCTATCTGCTGGTCTTCTCCGACGGCAAGATCGACGTCTACGAGGACGACGTCCGCGCCGCCACGGTGGACGCCCCCTGGACCGCGGCGCAGCTCGCCCAGATCACCTGGACGCAGTCCGCCGACACGCTGCTGGTCTGCCACCCGGACGTGCCGCCGCGCAAGCTGACGCGCGGCGGCGCGGATGGGCACTGGACGCTGTCGGACTGGTCCTACGTCACGGACGGCGAGAAGGTCCTGATGCCCTTCTACCGCTTCGCCGACGCGGCCGTGACGGTGACCCCGTCCGGCACGACGGGCGCCATCACGGTGACCGCCTCGGCCCCCGTCTTCGATCCGAAGCACGACGGCACGCGGCTGCGCATCCAGGGCAAGCAGCTGCGGGTCACGGGTGTGGTGTCGGCCACCCAGGTCAACGCCACGGTGGTGGAGGCGCTGCCGAACGCCAACGCGACCACGGTGTGGGACGAGCAGTCCTTCTCCCCCTTGCGCGGCTGGCCGGTGTCGGCGGCCTTCCACCAGGACCGGCTGGTCATCGGTGGGTCGCGCGACCTGCCGAACCGGCTGTGGCTGTCACGCTCCGCCGACCTGTGGAACTTCGACCTCGGCACCGGCAAGGACGACGAGGCCATCGAGTTCGGCATTCTGTCCGACCAGGTGAACGCCATCCGCGCCGTCTTCTCCGGCCGGCACCTCCAGCTCTTCACCTCGGGGGCGGAGTACATGGTGTCGGGCGACCCGCTGACGCCGCAGAACATCCAGGTGACGCGGCAGACGCGCATCGGCTCGCCGGTCGACCGCTCCGTCCCGCCGCGGGATGTGGACGGCGCGACGCTGTTCGTGTCGCGCAACGGCAAGGAAATCCGCGAGTTCCTCTACACCGACACGGAGGCCGCCTACCAGGCCAACGACCTCGCGCTGCTGGCGCGGCACCTTGTGGTGAACCCGCGCGACCAGGATTACGACCAGAGCCGCCGGCTGATGTTCGTGGCGATGGAGGACGGCTCGCTCGGCGCGCTGACCGTCTACCGGCTGGAGCAGGTGACCGCCTGGACCCGGCTGGAGACGGACGGGGCGGTGCGCTCCGTCGCCGTGGTCGGGGACGAGGTCTACGCGCTGGTCGACCGCGCCGGGCGCTGGAGCGTCGAACGCTTCGACGACGACCTGAACCTGGACGCGGCGCTGGTCGGCGAGCACGACACGCCGACCGCGGTGTGGAGCGGGCTCGACCACCTGGAAGGGCGGACCCTGTCGGTGGTCGCCGATGGGGTGGTGCGCGGCTCCACCACCGTCGCCGCCGGTAAGATCGTGCTCGACCCGCCGGCCCGCCGCGTGGAGGCGGGGCTGCCCTATACGCACCTGGTGGAGCCGCTGCCGGTCAGCCTGCTCGGCCAGGCGGGGGTGCCGGATCCCGTGCGGCTCGTCTCCGTCACCTTCCGGCTGGAGGAGACGGCGGCGCTCAGCGCCGACCTGGGGCGGGGGGTGCAGGAGCTGCCGCTGCACCGGACGGGGCCGCAGCCGGCCGGCGGCGTGCCGGCCCGCATCTCCGGCGACCGCAAGCTGCGCACGCTCGGCTGGCGGCGCGACTTCGACCGGCCGCTGTGGCGCATCCGCCAGGACGCGCCGCTGCCCTTCACCCTGCTGTCCGTGACCATGGAATTGAAGGTGAACGACTGATGGGTGGCATCACATCCCTGATGACGACGGCCCTGCCGGCGGTGAACGCTGTCGCCGGCACGGTGGCCAAGTTCAGCGACGGCTCGTCGACTGCCCAGGCGCAGCAGGCGGCCGACGAACGCAAGTACGCCTACGAGGCGCAGAAGCAGCAGCTGGAGTGGCAGCGCGAGGACGCGTTGCGCCGCCAGGACCAGGAGCTTCAACGCCAGAAGGAGGAGCAGGCCCGCCGCGACGCGGAAGCCCAGCGCGCCCGCGAGATGGACTGGCTGGCGCAGAGCCAGAACCAGGCCGCCGACCAGCTGCGCTCCAACCAGGCCGCTGATATGGCGGACAGGCAGGCGGGCGCGCAGACGCAGCTCGCCCAGATCAGCGCAAACGCCGCGGCGGAGGAGCGGCGCCGGGTGGACGCCCTGCGCCGGACCATGGCCCGCACCCGCGCGACGCTGGGGGCCAGCGGGGTCAGCGCCGCGGACGGGTCGGGCGAGGCGATCCTGCTCGGCGCCGTCAACGACAGCGCGGTCGAGCGGCAGGACGCCGACCAGATCGACCAGATCAAGCGCCAGGCGATCCAGCAGGAGCTGGACAACGCCCGCCGCCGCAACCTGCTCGAACAGGCGCAGCTCGCCGACCGCCAGCGCCTGGAATTCATGAGCAAGTTCTACTGACCGCCGTTCGGTTCGGCCACTCTCTTCGCCGTCATCCCAGCGAAGGCTCTACGGTATGCACACATCTCGCGGATGCGATAATGCATTGAGCAGCAAGGAAAAAGCCCCTCTTCCCTTGGGGGAGAGGGGTTGGGGTGAGGGGTCGTTACGGGCGGCAGCCCGGAGAAAATCTCAAACCCGGCCGCGGTGGATGGTTCCGGCCGGCCTGTGGCCGGCGCCACCCTCACCCCAAACCCCTCTCCCCTCAAGGGAGAGGGGCTTTTCCTCCACTGTATCAGGCACTTACCGCAATGGCGAAACGTGTGCATACCGTAGAGCGAAGGCTGGGATCCAGGAAACTCCGCCGTCAAGTGGCTGATGTGCCCTGGATTCCCGCCTTCGCGGGAATGACGATGGGAAAGTGCAGTTTCGTAGGTTGGGTGGTGGCGCAGCCGCAACCCAACATCGTTGCAATGGCGCGTGTGTTGGGTTGCGCTGGCGCTCCACCCAACCTACGGCCCTCGCCTTAGGGGCCCATTCATGCCCACGACCATCCAAGTTCCGCGCGGGACTCCGCGCGTGCAGTATCTTGCCGACGGGGCGCAGACGGATTTTCCCTTTCCGTTCCCGATCTTTGCGGCGGGCGACCTTCAGGTCTTCCTGGGGGCGGCGCTGCAAGCGACCGGCTACGCGGTTGACGGCGCCGGGAGCAGCGACGGCGGAACGGTGACCTTCGCGGCCGCGCCCGCCGCCGGCACGCCGGTTCTGCTGCGCCGCCGCCTGCCCATCGAGCGCACCAGCGATTTCCTGGAAAGCGGGCCGTTGCCGGCCTCGACCCTGAACCGGGAGTTCGACCAGCTCACCGCCGCGCTCCAGCAGGTGGCCGGCGACCAGGAGCTGATGCTGCGCTACACCGACACCGACCTGCCGGCCTCCAACCTGCTGCCGGAGCGCGCGCTGCGCGCCGGCCGGCTGCTCGCCTTCGACAGCGTGGGCAACCCCACCACCCGTGCGCCGGTGGACGAGGAGGCACTGTCCACCTATCAAGGCCCGGGGGCCGGCGCCGTCCGCCGCCCGATCCGCGAGAAGCTGGCCGATGCGGTGTCGGTGAAGGATTTCGGTGCGGTCGGCGACGGCGTGGTGGACGACACCATCGCCATCCAGGCGGCCTTGACCAGCGCGACCGCGGTCCATGTGCCGCCGGGCACCTACCGGATCACCAACACGCTGACCGTCGCCTATGGCAAGACGCTGGTCGGGGCCGGGCAGTCGTCGATCATCCGCGGGGCGTCGAACGCCTTCGACCTGATCCACCTGCCGGACGGCTACGCGACCCTGTCGGGGCTGCGGCTGGAGCAGGGGGACGCCGGCGTCCGGCTGTTCGGGCGTGACGGTCCCTGCGTGCACAACAGCGTGAGCGACCTGACGCTGTGGGAGCCGCGGGTCGGGCTGCTGTTCGACGGCTACACCGACCCGAACTGGCCCTGCTACTGGAACATGGTGTCGCGGGTGCTGGTGGCGCGGCCGGCGGTGCACGGCGTCTGGCTGACGCGCAGCGGCGACGGCGACACGCCGAACGCCAACCGCTTTTCCATGGTGCGCGTCTATTCGCTGTCCGCCCCGATCAGCGGCTGCGGCTTCTATGTGGAGCAGGGCAAGTACAACAACACGTTCCAGGACTGCGAGGCCAACCTGTCGACCATGGCGCTGGCCTGCTTCCGCGTCGGCGCCAACACGGACAAGACGCTGATCCTGAACTTCTACGCCGAGTCGCTGGGCGGCGTGCCGAACGTGCAGCTCGACGCCGGATCGGTGGAGACGGCCATCGTCAACCTGCTGTCCATGTCGGCCGGGCCGGCCATCTACGACCTGTCGGGCGGCCAGTACACCGCGGTCAACGCCGGCTATCCGGAGAAGAACCGCCTGATGCGCAGCCGCGTCCGCGAGCTGGTGGTGGAGGCTCTGCGCTACGACACGGAGTATGTGGAGCCGGTCACCGGCGGGCTGGTGCAGCCGGACCTGTCCAGCTCCGTCTATCTGGTCAGCGCCTATGGCGGTGACGTGGAGTTCCGTCTGCCCGCGGCGGGCTCGGCCAACGGGAACGCGGTGACGGTCAAGCGCACCGACGCGTCGGCCCACGTCCTGACCATCACCGAATCCGGCGGACCGGGGCCGGACGGGCGCCGCGTGGCGCTGGGCAACCGGTACGACTTCGTGACGCTGGTCTCCAACGGGGCCGGCTGGTGGATCGTCGCCGGCAACAGCCTGCCGGGCAACGCCGGCTTCCGCGACCAGCCGGGCGTGTTCGAGCCGGACCTGAACCAGTCGCTGTATCTGGTCAGCGCCTACGGCGGGGCGGTGACGGTGCAGCTGCCGGCGCCCAGCGCCACGCACGCGGTGGGGCGCACGGTGACGATCAAGAAGTCCGACGTGTCCGGCAATCCCGTCACCGTCACCAAGGCGGGCGGCGGCGGGCCGGACAACGCGGTGGTGACCCTGGCCTCCACCGGCAGTGCGGTGACGGTCATGTCCAACGGGGCGGCCTGGCACATCCTGGGGCGGCTGCCATGACGGACGGGCCAGAGAAGGAGAAGCTTGAGAAGAAGAAGGGCTTCTTCGCCTTCGTCCACGACTGGAACAAGCTGTCCGACCTCGTCACGCCGCGCCACCACCGCCGCATCGCCGTCTGGCTGGAGCAGCAATGCGCCGGCCCGGACCGGCGGATGCTGCTGATGGCCTTCCGCGGGGCGGGCAAGTCGTCGCTGGTCGGGCTGTTCGCCGCCTGGATGCTGTACCAGGACCCGAACCGGCGCCTGCTGGTGCTGGCCGCCGACCTGAAGCTGGCCAAGAAGATGGTGCGCAACGTCAAGCGCATCATCGAGCGGCACCCGGACACCAAGCACTTGAAGCCCCCCGCGAAGGAGCGCGACCAGTGGGCGGCCGACCAGTTCACCGTGGTCCGCCCGCAGGAGCTGCGCGACGCCTCCATGGTCGCGGCGGGCATCGGCGGCAACGTCACGGGAAGCCGCGCCGACGTGGTGATCTGCGACGACGTGGAGGTGCCGCGCACCTCCGGCAGCCCGGGCAAGCGCGCCGACCTGCGGGAGAAGCTGGCGGAGATCGAATACCTGCTGGTGCCGGGCGGCGTGCAGCTCTATGTCGGGACGCCGCACAGCTACTACTCCATCTACGCCGACGAACCGCGGCCGGAGGCGGGGGAGGCGCGGCCCTTCCTGGACGGCTTCGCCCGGCTGGTCCTGCCCGTCTACACGGACGGGCCGGACGGCAAGCGCGTCTACGCTTGGCCGCGGCGCTTCGACGAGGCGCACGTCAACCGCATCCGCAAGGCGACGGGCCCCAACAAGTTCACCAGCCAGATGCTGCTGCGCCCGGTGAACGAGGCGGAGGGCTTCCTCGACCTCGACAAGCTCGGCCGCTACGACGGGGTGCTGGACTATCGGGAATCGCTGGGCCGCGCGGTGCTGACGCTGAACGGGGTGCGGCTGGCCTCGGCCTCCTGCTGGTGGGACCCGGCCTTCGCGCGGCCGGCGGCCGAGGGCGGCAAGCCCGGCGATTCCAGCGTCGTCGCCGCGGTCTTCGGCGGGGAGGACGGTCGCTTCTACCTGCACCGGGTGCTCTACCTGACGGTGAACCCCGGCAACCCGGAGACCGAGGCCGAGCAGCAGTGCGCCCAGGTCGTGCGCTTCCTGGAGGAGCATCACCTGCCGTCGATCCATGTGGAGACCAACGGCATCGGCCGCTTCCTGCCCGGCCTGCTGCGCAAGGCGCTGGAGAAGGCCAGGGTCGCGGCGTCGGTCGTGGAGCGGAGCAGCACCCGCAACAAGGCCGCCCGCATCCAGGAGGCGTTCGACGCGCTGCTCGCCGACCGCCGCCTGCTCGCCCACGCCCGCGTCTGGGAGACCGCTTTCGTCCGCGAGATGCGCGATTGGTCGCCGGACGTCCGCTACAAGGGGAGGGACGACGGTCTCGACGCGGTCGCCGGAGCCCTGTCCTGCGAACCCTTCCGCTTCGACCGCTCCACCTTGCCCGACCGCCGCCCGGACTGGCGCGGCACCGCCCCGGTGGTGGCGCCGTCGTCGGGGTGGGAGGTGTGATGCGCCCCGACACCGCAAGGCCGCTTCCCACCCGGGACGCGGCCTTTTTCTTTTCCTTGCACCGGAGAAACCCAATGCATGAGACCGTCGACCTGGTCTGGTGGATCTCGGCCGTGGAGCTGCCCGTGATGGGCGGGCTGTTCTGGCTGATCACCCGGCTGCGCAACGATTCCGAATCCGCGCTGGAGGACCTGCGCGTGCGCGCCGAATCGGCCCAGGCGCAGGTGCGCGAGAGCCTGGCCGCCTACAAGCTGGAGGTCGCCAAGACCTACGTCTCCTTCGCCACGCTGAAGGATGTGGAGCAGCGCCTGACCGACCACCTGCTGCGCATCGAGACCAAGCTGGAAAGCGGCTGCTTCTCCGACGGGGGCCGCCGATGAGCGCGCGTTCGCTGAGGCCGGAGCCGACGATCTCCGCTGCCAGCGTCCTTCAGGACAACAGCCGGTCCGGTGAGGCCGTGGACACGCTGGCCCGCACCCTGTGGAGCGACGCGCGCGGCGAGCCCGTGCGGGCCATGGAGGCGCTGGCGGCGCTGGTCATGAACCGCGTCCGCCGCGCGCGGGAACGCGGCGGCTGGTGGTGGGGCGGCGATGTCGTCGCGGTCTGCCGCAAGCCCGGCCAGTTTGGTGGCTGGAATGGCGGCCGGGACGCCGTCACGTCCGACGATCCGGCCTTCGCCGCCTGCCGGCGCATCGCGCGCCGGGCGGTGGCCGGGCAACTGGCCGACCCGACCTTTGGTGCGACCCATGTCCACCGGGCCGGCGAAAGCCCCGACTGGGCGCACGGCCGAAGCGCCTGCGCCGAGTTCGGGACCCTGCTGTTCTACAACGATGTCGAGTGA